GTTGGGGCTTTTTTACTGTTTTTTCAAACACGCCCATATTTATTGAAAAATACGCTATTTCCTATATAGTGTCTATAAAATTTATATTTCTATTAAGATTCCTAATAATCTTATTTCCAAAAAACAAAATTTAAGGAGAACAAATGGCAAAATCAGATTTGCTAAAAGAAGCGATCGCAGACGCTAAAGCTGTAAAAGAAACTGCTTTAGAAAATGCTAAGATTGCTTTGCAAGAAGCGTTTATGCCTCAAGTTGAAGCAATGTTTGCAAAAGGCATTGCAGAAGAGCTTGAAGACGAAAACGAAGAAATGCCTGTTGACGATCTTGATGCACCGGTAGATGGTGAAGCTGGAATGGATGACGAAATGCCAGAAGAAGATGGTGAAGGCGTAAATTGGATTGATAATGATTTATCATTCAAAGTAGGCGGCCAGAAATTCGATGCAACAGTTAACAATCCAGAATCAGATGTTATCGGTAAGTCTAGTATCAACGGCAAAGACAAAATGGATGGCGAAATGGATGACGAAATGGATGTCGAAATGTCAAGTGACATGGAAGACGGAGACGATTTCGGATCTGAAATGGAAGACGAAGATGAATTGAATCTTGAAGCTATTATTCGTGAGCTTGAAGGTATGGATGCAGAAGGTGAATTACCTGAAGGTATGTATGCTGAAGACCAGATGTATGCTGAAGGTATGTATGCTGAAGAGGGTCATGATGAACCAGTAGAAGAGTCAATTGATGAAATCATCGAAGCTATCCTTCGCGAAGAGTATGAAGATGGAGATGCTGAAGAAGATGAAAAAGAACATGCACATGAGGAAATGAAAAAAGAGCTTGAAGAAGCTTATGCAACCGTTTCTGAATTGAAAAATATTCTTTCTGAAGTAAATCTTTTGAATGCAAAACTTCTTTATACTAACAAGTTGTTCCGCAACTTTGAATTAGATGAATCTCAAAAAATGAAAGTAATTGAAAACTTTGATCGTGCATCTAATACAAGAGAAGCAAAATTAGTATTTACAACATTGGCTGAGTCATTTAAACGTCCAACTAAAAAACGTGTAGTTAAAGAATCTGCAGCATCTCGTGCAACAGCTTCAACCGCTCCTAAAAAAGAGAATACTACAATTTTGAATGAAGGATTTGCTCAGGCAGAAAGATGGAAAAAATTAGCAGGATTGCTATAATTTAATTTAAAAAGGAAAAATCGAAATGGAAATTTCAAATTTATTACAAACAAATGATTTCGTACAAAGAAATCAAGCTAAAGCATTAGCATCAAAATGGGAACGTACCGGTCTATTAGAAGGACTTCGTACCGAGACTGAAAAAGCCGGGATGGCTCAATTATTAGAAAACCAAGCTCGTCAATTGGTAAAAGAAGCATCATCTACAGGTATTGCACAAGGATCTGAAGAGTGGGCTGGTGTAGCTTTACCATTGGTACGTCGTATCTTTGCTGAATTTGCTGCAAAAGAATTCGTATCAGTTCAACCAATGAACTTGCCATCAGGACTTATTTTTTATCTTGATTTCAAATACGGTTCAGCTGTACCAGGATTCGATAATGACAACTTAAATCGTTCAGGTGATCCATTTAGCTCACCAAATGCAGACGATTCATTATTTGGTGTTACTACTACAACTGGTGATCCATCAGGTGGTCTTTATGGTGCTGGTCGTTTTGGATATACTATTCCAAGTGTAACTACTGTAACAACTGCTTCTGCAGCTGTCGTAGCAACATCAGCTTCTGTTAACTTTGATTCAGATTATACTGCTGGATATAGCACAGTATCTATCCCTGTACCAACTGACGCAGATCTTTATGCAGTTCGTTCATTTACATTAGCAACAGGTTCAAATGGATACACTGATGCTGTAGCAATCGTTAACGCATTCTCAACTATTAACAGCAACTTTACAGCATCATTTGTAGTTACTAACGCAAATGCAACTATTATTAATACAGCAGCAGGCGCTGGTACTTTGCGAATCAACTATAGCAAACAACCATCTGACATCACACGTGGTGACTTTGAAGATAAAACAGCATACGGTAACGGATATAACACTGATATCGATATTCCTGAAGTAAACCTTGAAATGCAATCTGAGCCAATTGTTGCTAAGACACGTAAGTTGAAAGCAGTATGGACTCCAGAGTTTGCTCAAGATTTAAATGCATACCACTCAATTGATGCTGAAGCTGAATTGACTTCAATGTTGTCTGAGTATGTATCTATGGAGATTGATTTAGAGATCTTGGATATGTTGATTTCTGCAGCACCAACAGTTGAATATTGGTCAGCTAAAAACAACAACATCTGGAATGGTACTACATTCGTCCAAGCTTCAAGCACAGGTGATGGTTTCTATAACACGCAAGGTGGTTGGTTCCAAACATTAGGTACTAAACTTCAAAAAGTATCTAACAAAATTCACCAAAAAACATTACGTGGTGGTGCTAACTTCTTAGTAACATCTCCAGCAGTAGCAACAATTCTTGAGTCTATCCCAGGATTTGCAGCTGACACAGATGGAACTAAAATGGAATTTGCAGCAGGTGTACAAAAAATTGGTGCAATCAATAACCGCTACACTGTTTACAAAAACCCATACATGAAAGAAAATGTAATCTTGATGGGCTTCAGAGGAGCACAATTCCTTGAAACTGGAGCTGTATTTAGTCCATACATTCCACTTATCATGACACCATTAGTATATGATCCAGTTAACTTCACTCCACGTAAAGGTGTTATGACACGTTACGCGAAGAAAGTAGTTCGTCCAGAATTCTACGGAAAAGTATACGTACAAGGTCTTAACACTATTTAATCTAACAATTATTAGTTAAGATATAAGAGAGGGTGGCTTCGGCTGCCCTTTCTTACTGTTCGAACATATTTATTTAAAAAGAATAATATGGCAAATCACATAGTTTACGAAATGTTTGCAGAGATTCGTTACAAAGGTCGATTAATCGACGTATTAGACCGAATACGTGCTGTAGGACTAGTTTTAATGGTTCACATTGAAAAAGACTTAGGAGCACATAGGGAGCTCATTAAACTTAAGGTTATGACCCCGTATGACCCGAAAAATACCTTTACGGCAATCCGTAATGCATGTGTTGGACAAATTGAAGAATTATTAGAAATGAATCTTCAAACAGCAACACTTACAAAAGTATCAAACTAAAAAATCAAGGTTATTATGACAATTTCAAACAAGGAGAAAACTCCCCCAAAGAATGACATTAAGTTTTCAATTACATTATCTGAAGAACAAAAACAAGCAAAATCAAAAATTATTGAAACACCATTTAATTTTATTTTAGGTAAAGCTGGAAGTGGGAAAACCTTATTAGGTGTGCAAATTGCATTAGATATGTTTTTTAAGCGACGTATTAATAAAATTATTATTACAAGACCAACTGTATCAAATGAAGATAACGGCTTTTTACCAGGATCATTAGCTGAAAAGATGGATCCATGGTTAGTTCCATTACGTAGCAATATGCGTAAGGTTTACAATAAACCAGAGTTATTAGATAAAATGGAAAAAGAAGAGAATATTGAACTTGTTTCATTAGCACATTTTAGAGGACGTACATTTGATAATGCAATTTGCATTGTAGATGAGTTTCAAAACCTAACAAAACAACAATTGCAAATGGTATTATCTCGTTTAGGTAAGGATAGTATCATGATATTAACTGGTGATCGATATCAAGTTGATTTAAAATTTAATAATGATTCAGCAGTTCACGAAGTACCTAAACTTACAAAATCGAAATGGGTTAATGAAATCATTTTAACAGACAATCATCGTCACGAAGCATTAGATGAAATCTTAAAACTACTAAATGATACATATTGATATTTATTAGAAAGAGGAAACCACCACAATGGATTACAGTGTACAAAAGCCAATATTTCCAGGATCAGCTTCATTTTCACCAGGGATGACTCCTTTTGGTTTTTTTGATAACGATCCGTTATTTCAGCAACAAGCTGCATCATTTGCAGTATTTGCAGCACGTCATTGTGGATATCCAATTATGGATATTGAGCTTCAAGATGTTAACTTCTTCACATCATTTGAAGCATCAGTTATGGAGTACTCAAATCAAGTCAATCAAACGAATGTTGTTAATAATCTACTAAACACAATGGGTGTACAAACCGGTTCTGGAGTTATGGGACCAAAAGGTCTTACCGGGGCAGTTGTTGGGTCATCATTAGCATTTATTACTCGTTTGTCAAAAGCATATGGTACAGAAGCAGATTCTGGCGGTACTATTAAATGGCGTAAAGCTAATATACAAGTTGAAACTGGTGTTCAAACATATAGTATTCGCCAAGCAGTATCTGCATCATTAGCTGAAGACGGATTAGCATTATCAAATTCAAGCAGTATCGAGATTCGCAGAGTAATGCACACAGCACCTCCTGCAATTGTTAGATACTTTGATCCATTTGTAGGCACCGGTTTAGGTTCACAGCAATTATTAGATAGCTTTGGTTTTGGTGGTATGTCACCATCTATTTCATTCATGATGATGCCAATACATGCAGACTTAATGCGACTTCAAGCTATTGAGTTTAACGACCAAATACGTAAGTCAGCTTATTCATTTGAGATACATGGCGACAATATTACTTTTTATCCGATTCCAACATCAGGAACTGGATCGTCTGCAGCAAATATTCACTATAAAAACGTTTGGATAGATTATGTGTTTGAAGATGAGAAAAGCGGAGACGCACTTTTATTTGGTAATAGCGCACTTTTAACAGGTGCTGTTAGTGACGCATCTGACATCCCATATACATATCAAACATACAGTGCGATTAATGATATGGGTCGTACTTGGATTATTAAATATGGTGCTGCATTAGCAAAAGAAATGCTCGGCAATGTTCGTAGCAAATATAGCACTATTCCAATTCCAGGCGGAGAAGTAACATTAGATGGACCAGCATTGATATCTCAAGCTCAGGCAGAAAAAGAAGCACTTGTTACACAATTAAAAGAGTTTTTAGAAAAATTGACAAAAGAAGCCATGCTTACTCGTCAAAATGCAGAAGCTACACAAATGATAGAAATACTTGGAAAAGTGCCACTAAAAATTTATGTAGGTGCTCTAATGCCATTTATGGTATTATTAGGAGGATTCTAATGTCATTATTCGGGGGCATGCGAGACGCGCGTTTTTTAGCAGCAATCAACTCTGAATTATTGAATGCGATAATCGATACAGAAATATTATTCTACAAACTTGTTGTTGAACGTACTCAATCAAATATATATGGCGAGTCAAATAGCAAATCATATTTTGATGCAATGCTTATCCCAAGTCGAGTAACAAAAAATGAAAAAACATCAAATATGGATGAATACGGTCATACGTATACTAGAACCGCTGATTTTGCTTTATCGCGTGATACATTAGAAAATGCAAACTTTTATCCTGAAGTTGGTGATATCATTTTTTGGGATAATGAGTATTATGAGATTGACAATATCGACGCAAATCAATATTTCGTAGGTAAAAATCCCGACACTGCACCAAATGGTAACAGTCACGGATACAGTGTATCTGTTATTTGTAATGCACATGTAACTCGTCAGACTCCACAAAATATTACAAATATTAGAAGAGGTGGCGATAATAAATCAGAATCATATAAAGGGTAATGAATGTCTCGAATAAACAGACAAAATATTGATCGGCAAACAAATAAGCCAAACCCAATTCGTACAGAAGGGTTGACACCCGATCAACAGCTCAATAGAGCGTATCAAACCCGACGTGATGATGATGTTATTAAATCACCTCAAAGAACATTATATGATGTTGATTTTGCAATTAAATCATATATTGAAGAAACAATACAGCCACAAATAACAGATAACGGCCAATTAGTGTCAGTTCCTGTAATATTCGCAAATGGCGAGAAATGGGATAATGTACGTAGATTAGGATATATGCGTGATGAGAAAGGCAAATTACAATCTCCACTTATTATGCTTAATCGTAAATCCACTGTAGAACGAGATAATGTAAAAGGCTTAGATGTAAATCGTATGCCTCATTCTGGATTTAGAGCTTATAAACAAAAGTATAATGAACGAAATAGGTATGAAGATGAATTATTTCCAATACCAAAAACTCAACCAGCACAATCTGAAAAGATTTATTTAGTTGATATTCCTCGTTATGTAACGATTGAATATGATTTAATGTTATGGTGTGACTTTACAACTCAAATGAATGAGTTAATTGACCAAATTATGCCATACAGTAGATTTTCTTGGGGAGTAGGATTCAATTCATTTCCGGCAACACTAAGTCAATTTTCTTTTGAAACCGTAAATACAATTGGAGAAGATCGATTAGTTAGATCAACAACATCTATATCAGTACAAGCTGCATTGCTTTCTGAACAAGAAGCTCGTCAATCAACGCTTCAGAAAATGTTTTCAGTTAAAAAGGTAACATTTGAAATAGCAATTGATGTTGGTGTAAATATATTTTCAACAACAACCGTACCAGTACAACTTTTACGTATGCAAAGTATTATTACTAGTGGCGGAAATATTATGGTATCTGGTGGTGGCACTACATCATCAATTGATGCTGAAACAATGGCATACTTAACAAACTTGACTGAAAAAATAGCAACATATTCATCAACAACTACAGTAACAGTGGCAGGCGTGGCAGCAATAAATCCAGTAACATTACAAGCTGCATCAGAAAATGAATTTGATATTTATATTAACGGCCAATATGCCGATAAAGCAACATATACATGGACTCCAACTAATATGACTACTCAAACAATTGTATTTGATACAGCAGTATTAGGTTATCCAATTGAATCTACAGATGTAATTGTAGTAAAAGGTAGGTGGGCATAATGGGTAGACAGTTTAAACCGGGTCAATTAGAAACTGGATCATTATATAATATATCTTCAAGTTTTTCTATTACTGCATCATATGCGCTTAATGCTGGAGCCGGCGCAGGTTTTCCATATAGCGGCTCTGCTGTAATTACAGGATCTTTATTAGTAACTTCAGGTATTACAGGTTCATTATTAGGCACCGCATCATTTGCTACAACTGCATCATATGTTAATAATTTAGGAAGTAGTAATTATACTCAATCATTTTCAAATCAATCTACATGGACAGTAATTCATAATTTGCAAACGCGGTATGTAATTGTACAAACATATGATACAAATTTTGATGAAATGATTCCGCAAAATATAGATTTAACAGATAACAATACAGTTACAATATCATTTCCGACCTTAGAAAGCGGTGTTGCAGTAGTAACAGTAGGAGGAGCTTTACAAAACTCAACACCACAATCATCTTCATATGCTTTAAATGCTAGTACTGCTTCATTTGTTCAGCCATTACGACAATCTTTAATAGTAACCGGATCAACATCAGGAAATGTAGTTCAATTAAATATAGCATCAAATACTGCATCATTAAATTTATCACAAGCTAATTTTTATACATTACAATTGGTGCAAGGAACTAATACATACATTAATCCTAGTAATATACAACCAGGATGTACTAGTATATTATTAATATCTACAACTGGCTCGGCAACAGTATCATTCCCTTCATTTGTTAAACAATCATCTGGATCTTCATATACGCCTACTACAACAACAGGTAAAGATATATTAACATTTATTTCATATGATGACTCAACGCTTTATATTGCTAACGTTAAGAATTTGATATAATATGATAATTCCGTTTAGTTTCCTTCAACAAAATATTAGTTTTATAACATCATCTGCAGTAACTGGTTCGCCATGGCAACAAATTGATACTATTGTTTCAACATTACGAAACAATGTTACTGATTTTAGAAATCCAAGATTTTTTGTTTATCGATTAGATGGAAATGCTTTTAATATTAATGACGGTGGCCAAGATATGTTTGACGGTGGTAATTCTACAATTCCATGGTTAAGATCTAATACAGTATACTGGAACCCAGGATCAGCAGTTTATTCTTCTGCACCGGCAATATCATATGCACCACAAACTAGCTCATTAACAGATACAAATTTATATTACGCCTCAATTGGATACACGCAATCTGCAGGTACATTCCCAGCAGCTCAAAATTCAATATACCACCCGTTAACTTTGATTAGTGCTAGAAGTGGATCTGGCCCCATTGGATGGCAAAAAACAGGAAATATCGGAGCAGATGGTGCTGGAAATATTTTAACGGGAAGCATCTATACTGGTTCTGTAGTAAATGGTTTTACAACATATGCTTATTTTAGACAAACATATGGTCAAGCATCTGATCCTAATATATGCGATGTATATATGTTGTTCGGCCACTCAAATTGGAATTCTAATTTTGGAACTATTATTTGGTCTGCAAGTTTAAGTACACAAGGACAAGGAGCTACATTATACTCAACTGGATCAGCTTCTAATTTATTAGCAGTTACTACATTATTGAGCCAAACAGGAAGTACTCAGTCTGGCGCTAGCTTACCAATTAGTTCTAGTGATATTACTACAGTAGTTAATAACTTTACATTACGTATAAAAGAAGCGTTATCTTTTTAAATGATATTTATACTAAATGAGACTATTTGCACCAATAATAACCGGATCACTTAACTTAACTGGCTCTTTAGCAGTTACCGGATCTGTTGGAATTACTAGTGCAAATAATGAAATTTTTATAATAAAAAATATTATAGGTAATCCTATATTAACAGTATCACAAAGTGGAGTAGTAATATTAGCTACACAAAGTGTAAAATTAACAGGTCCAGCTCCAGTAGGCGGCATATATTTCACATCTGGTTCATTTTTTGTTGGATTAGAATAGAAAATAAAACGTTTTAATATTTATAATAAATTAAAAAGAAAATAGGATTGCGCCATGGCAGAATGGAAACAAGTAATAGTATCAGGTTCAGCCGCTATACTTAGTCAGATAAATGTTGGAACTAATCAACAAATTACGACATCACAAACAACTACATTTTTAACTGGTTCATTTACAGGATCATTCACAGGTGATGGATCTGGATTAACTGGTGTTACTGCAACGGCAATCTTCCCAACAACAGCTAAGACAGATTTATCAACCACTGATCAGATTTATATTAATGATGGTAGTAACAAATATATTAGTTATGGTAACTTAGTATCAGATTTAGCAGGTTCTGGCGCTGGTACTAGC